AGGTAAAGGTATCGGTGGTGTTGCGAAAGCGGCGGCAATTGGTATGCAAAACAAACTATCTGGTGTTAGTGGTGGTGCTATCCCAACAAGTAAGAAAAAAGTATTCAATGCAGACGATGTAGCAGACAGAATTGTTAACAATTCGGCTAGACTTGCAATGTCAGAGTACAATGAATTCTACAAAGAACTAGATAAAGCGGCTAAGCAAGGTAAGAAAGCTGGTGACTCTATCTCAGTTGGTGGTAAGAACATCAAACTAAAATCTAATCCAAAGAAAATGTCTGACCTAACTGACTCAGACTTTGCAAAAATCGATGTAGTAGCACAGAAACTAATGGACGCAAGTTGCGGTTCACATGGAAAAAAACGAAAATAACTATTGACTTTCGTAGTCACTTAATGTATTATAAAAGAGTGTCCTAGAAATAGGGCGCTCTTTTTTAACCTAAGGAGGCAACTATATGTCAATCGATACATTAAGTCCAGAAGACAAAGCAAAACTAACACAACTCGTGGATGAAGGTTGTTCAGTTTTACAGGAATGTGAAGACCTTAAAGGTGGTCTACGTGATACAGTTAAAGCAATCGCAGATGAGTTTGATATCAAACCAGGTGTTCTAAATAAAGCGATTAGCCTAGCACATAAGGCAAAACTAACAGAAGCAAAACAAGACTTTGCTGATGTTGAAGAAGTGTTAGAGACTGTAGGACGCACCCTGTAAATGAGTTATGTAGACGCTTATTACAATAGAGATAAAGACATTGTTCAAGTAATAGAACGTGTCGATGGAAAACGTGTCTATAACGATTTCCCTGCATGGCGAACTTTCTATGTGAAAGATCCTCGAGGACAACACTTAAGTATTCACGGAGATAAAGTCCGTGAAGTAAAGTGTAAACGGCTCAAAGACCTACACAAAGAACGAAGAATAAATGCAGGTAAGTCACTATACGAAAGCGATATCAAACCAGAAGTAAGATGCTTAAGTGAGAACTACAACGGTGTAGATTCTCCAAAGCTACATACTGCTTTTTTTGATATCGAAGTAGACTTTGATGCAGATAAGGGATTTGCTCCACCAGAGGATCCCTTTATGCCTATCACTGCAATCACTGTTTATCTACAGTGGTTAGATAAACTTGTAACATTCGCTATCCCTCCTAAACATATGCAAGAGGGAGAAGGACTTGAAGAAGCAGAACGCATTTGTAATCAATTTGATGATACATTTTTATATCTTGATGAAGTAGATATGTTAAATGATTTCATTGCATTGATTGATGATGCAGATGTTTTATCAGGTTGGAACTCAGAAGGTTTTGATATTCCATATACAGTTAGACGTATTACTCGCATGATGAGTAAATCACATACACGCAAACTGTGTTTATGGGACTTGTTTCCGCATGAAAGAAAAGTAGTCAAATATGGCAGAGAACAAATTACATATGATTTGTCAGGGCGAATTCACCTAGACTATCTTGAACTTTATCGTAAGTATACATACCACGAAATGCATTCGTACTCACTTGATGCTATCGGCGAATACGAACTTGGTGAAAAGAAAATTGCATATGAAGGCACACTAGACCAATTGTATAACAGAGACTTCTATAAGTTTGTTGAATACAACAGACAGGACGTTGCACTTCTTGGTGAAATGGATAAGAAGCTACAATTTATTGATTTAGCAAATGAAATTGCACACGACAATACAGTTAATATCAAAACAACTATGGGTGCAGTTGCAGTTACAGAACAAGCAATCATTAATGAAGCACATAGACGAGGTATGGTTGTTCCAGATAGAAAGAAGCGTGACTGGACAGAAGAAGATATTGAACCCACTGACGCAGAGTTAGAAGCGGCAGAGAAACAGAAAGCCGCGGGCGCCTTTGTTGCAGATCCAAAGACTGGAATTCAACGATGGGTATCAGGTATTGATATTAACTCACTCTATCCATCTATTATTCGTGCATTAAATATGTCTCCAGAAACTATTGTTGCACAACTCGAACCAACTCTAACAGAAAAAATGATTGGTGATAGAATTGCTAATGGTAGACGAGGTGGCGGTAAAGGCTTTGGTGCGGCGCAGGCTTGGGAAGATACGTTTAGTGCAGAAGAATTTAGACTTGTTAATGAAAAAGATAAAACAGAAAAGATTAATCTTGTATTAGAAGATAATAAAGATGTTCGAAATGAAATGACAGGCGCAGAGATACACAACTTAGTATTTCAAAGTGACTTGCAATGGGCAATTACTGCCAATGGTACAATTCTAAAACAAGACGTACAAGGTATCATTCCTAGTTTATTAGAACGTTGGTATGCTGAACGTAAGATACTACAAGCAAACAAGAAAAAAGCTATTGAAGATGGCGACAAAGAAGCTATTACATTTTGGGATAAACGACAGCTAGTTAAGAAGATTAACTTGAACAGTTTGTATGGTGCGATTTTGAACGCTGGTTGTAGATTTTATGACAAACGTATTGGTCAAAGTACAACTCTATCTGGTCGTTGTATTACAAGACACATGGGTGCTAAAACTAATGAAGTAATCGCTGGTACTTATGATTACAAAGGCGAGTCCATTATCTATGGTGATACAGATAGTATCTATTATTCTATGTATCCTGTTTACAAGGAAGACATTGATGCAGGTAAGATTGAATGGACTAAAGAAAAAGTTATTGAACTGTACGATGAAATTGCAAATCAAGTCAATGCAAGTTTCCCTGACTTTATGAAAGACTTCTTTAATGCTCCACGCAAACAAGGTGAGATTATTGCGGCGGGTCGAGAGAACTGTGCAACTATGGGTATCTTCATTAAGAAGAAACGATACGCAATGCTTATCTTTGATGATGAAGGCGTAAGAAAAGACGTAGATGGTAAACCTGGTAAAGTAAAAGCTATGGGTCTCGATTTAAAACGTAGTGATACTCCTGATTATATGCAGAACTTTTTGAGTGATGTTCTTGTTACAATTCTAACAGACGGTACAGAACAAAACGTAATCGATATGGTTAAGATATTTAAGAAAGAATTCAGAGCAAAGCCTGGTTGGGAGAAAGGTACTCCTAAACGTGTTAATAATCTTACTATGTATAGAAATAAAGTAAAAAAGATTGCAAAGCAACAAGGCAAAGATTTCAAACTAGAGGGAAATAATAGCAAAAAAGATAAAGTACACTTGCCGGGACATGTTAGTGCGGCTTTGAATTGGAATACACTACGTGAATTACATGGTGACAAATATTCTGTTGAAATTACCGATGGTATGAAGACTATTGTATGTAAACTTAAACCAAACGCTTTAAAAATGACAAGTGTTGCAATTCCAATTGATGAAAAGCGTATTCCTGAATGGTTTCAAGAACTTCCTTTTGATGATGATTTAATGGAATCAACAATTATTGATAAGAAACTAGATAATCTTATTGGTGTTCTTAAGTGGGACTTAAGTGATGCTGATGCGTCTGAGCAATTCACCAATCTGTTTGATTTTTGATATGCACAATGTAGGAATAGTAGGGTCTAGTTATAGTGTAGGTTGTCACCATAACAAAGAGACCGGAGAAAACAATTTAGCATTGCCATTTGAAACATGGCTAGAGAAATATACAACAAACATGTCGTTTGTTAATTCAGCATGTTCTAGCAAGGGCACAGAACTTTACCTAAATAAGATTGTATACTTAAAAGAAAAATATAACATTGATATTCTGTTAATGGAGTTAGTAAACAATAGGTCAGAATTAAACTTTAAATGTCTTACAGAACCTTATCTAAAGATAAAACATGTCACTGATATGTCTATCATCGAAGATGATGTTTATAAAGATTCTGCATCGATATATGAATTTATGAGAGCATTAACGCAAGATATGGAAGAAGAATGGTTTGCAAAAACTAGAAAAACTTTTCAGCATTGGAAAGAAACACAAGAACAGATGGCGGCAAATCATATGTCACCAGAGTTTTGGGGCATGTTAGATGTGTATCAGGCAATTAAATTATGCAAACTACTAGA